GGGCATCCTTTCTAGCACGAATGGGCGGCAATTCTGGCCCTGAGATGAAAGATGGAAAGCCTACCCGACTTTTACTTTCTCTTAGAGCTTGGGGCGCAACGTCCAAGGAAGACGCTAAAGCTAAGGCTAAAGCGATCTCTAAGAGGAATATGAAGTGAGACCAGTATCTGTCAGTTCAAATCCAGTAGCTAATACGCTAACAACCTTGTATACAGTCCCCAAGGGGTACTACGCAAGGGTGGGTTTGATTCACGCTAACAACGCTACTGGTTCAAACAAGCACGTTACTTTTGATTGGGTTGACACTAGCGCAAGCGTTACTGTGAGCGTAATTTATCAATTCACAGTTGCTTCCAAAACCTCATTGTCATTTGGCTTGCCTTACTACTTTGTCATGGAAGAAGACGATGTTTTAAAGGTAACAACTGAGTCGGGATCAACGATGGGAGTTGTTGCAACATTTGAAATTGAAGGGTCACAAAGAACATGACTTACCTAGAACTTGTCAATGATGTTCTCACCCGTTTGCGTGAGACTAATGTTTCTACAGTCTCAGAAACAAACTATTCTGCTTTGATTGGCAAGTTTGTCAATGATGCTAAACGTCAGATTGAAGATTCCTATAACTGGAATGTTCTATCTCAGACAATTACAGTTACTACTGTTAGTGCCACAAGTTCATATTCTTTGACAGGTGCGGGTCAGAAGTTTCGTATCAATGATGCTATCAATACCACAAGTGTTATAACTTTAGATAACACCACTACTGCGGACATGAATCGAAAGTTAAACTTTGGTACACCATCACAGTCTATTCCTAGCGAGTTCTGCTTTAACGGGGTAGATGGTAGTGGCGACACAAAGATTGACCTGTTTCCTGTTCCTGATGGTGTCTATACACTCAAGTTTGATTTGACCATCCCACAGGCTAATCTGTCTGCTGATGGCACTTCAGTCAAGGTATTGGACTATTTGGTGACTCAAAGTGCCTATGCCCGTAGTTTGATTGAGCGTGGTGAGGACGGAGGCACTGCTTCTAATGAAGCGTACGCTTTGTTCCGTGGAATGCTATCTGACGCTATTGCATTGGAAAGCACTCGTTACCCTGAAGATAACTTTGTGGCGGTCTAATGGCAGCTCCTCTACAAAGTCAAAGCATTAGCGCACCAGGCTTTTTTGGCCTGAACACGCAAGACTCGCCCCTAGATTTATCTTCTGGCTTTGCTTTAACTGCTTCTAATTGCGTGATTGACCAGTTTGGTCGTATTGGCACACGAAAAGGTTTTACATTAGTTAACGCTTCATCAGGTACTTTGGGTGCTAACAATGTGGGTGTTATCCATGAGTTAGTCCAAACTGATGGCACTTTGACTGTTCTGTTTGCTGGCAATAACAAGCTATTTAAACTTGGAACTGCTAATGCTGTGACTGAGTTGACGTATGGTGGTGGAGGAACAGCCCCTACTATTACAGCATCTAATTGGCAATGTGCATCTTTGAGTGGCATAGCTTATTTCTTTCAAACGGGTCACGATCCACTCATCTTTGACCCCGCTGTCAGTACTACGACATTTAGACGGGTATCTGAAAAGTCAGGCTACGTTGGGACTGTTCCTCAAGCAAACATTGCTATCTCAGCATTTGGTCGTCTGTGGGTGGCTAATACATCAACAGATAAAGTCACTATTACATTCTCAGACCTGATTGCAGGTCATGTATGGGGTGGTGGTACTTCAGGAACATTGGATGTTTCTAGAGTTTGGCCCAATGGTGCGGATGAAGTGATGGGTTTAGCGGCTCTCAATGATTTCTTTTTTATCTTTGGTAAACGTCAGATTCTTGTTTACTCTGGTGCTTCTACCCCCGCATCTTTGGTTTTGTCAGACACAGTAGGCTCTATTGGGTGTATTGCTAGAGACACTATTCAGTCAATTGGTACTGATGTGATCTTCTTGTCTGACTCAGGTGTTCGTTCTTTGATGAGGACAATCCAAGAGAAGTCTGCACCCCTAAGAGACTTGTCCAAGAATGTGCGTTCTGACTTAGTGTCTTCTTTGGCGGTAGAGACTTTGGCTAATTTGAAGTCTGTTTACTCAGAGAAGAATGCCTTTTACTTGTTGACCCTACCTGTCACATCACAAGTCTTTTGCTTTGACACAAAGATGCAATTGCAAGATGGTGCTTTTAGAGTAACCAAATGGGACTCAATTACACCTACTGCTTTGTATTCACTTAGAAATGGTGATCTGTACATTGGTAAAAGTGGATTTATTGGCAAGTATGGAAGTTTCTTAGATAACACTTCAACTTACCGATTGAGCTACTTTACCAACCATGCAGACCTTGGTAATGAGAATCAGATTTCTATTTTGAAGAGAATCAAGACAATCATCATTGGTGGGTCTAACCAGTTCGTCACGATCAAGTGGGGCTTTGACTTTGCTGCCAACTATTTGTCGGGCAATGCTTTTATCCCTGAACAACAGAACTATGAGTACGGCCTAGCTGAGTACGGAACAGCAGAATACTCGGGTGGACTCTTGATTAAGACACTAGATGTAAATGCTTCTGGTGCGGGTAAAATTGTTCAAACAGGTTACGAAACCACTATCAACGGCACTCAACTGTCAATTCAGAAGATTGAAATTCAATCTAAGAACGGGAAAATATCATGAGTAACTACACAAAAAGTACCAACTTTGCGACTAAAGATAACCTCACGCCTGGCGATCCACTCAAGGTCGTGCGAGGTACTGAGATTGACACTGAGTTCAATAACATTGCTACTGCTGTTGCGACAAAGACAGACAATGCCTCTGCCGCTATTACGGGTGGTGCAATCGATGGTGCAACTGTAGGCGCAACCACTCCCGCAGCAGGTTCGTTCACAACGCTAGCGGCATCTGGCACAACAACTCTAGCGGGTGCGTTGGTTGGTGCGGTTACTCAAGCGGCATTTAACACTACAACCACTACCTTAAATCTGGGTGGTGCGGCTACTGCTGTAAACCTTGGTGCGGCTACTGGTACTGCCACAGTCAATAACACTACCTTGGCGGCTAAAGCAATTACTGCAAGCACCACTTTGGCGGTGACAGGTACTTCAACATTGACAGGTGCTGTAACGGCAACTGCGGGTGTATCTGGCCCGATTACATCCTCTAGCGTATCCATCACGGGTGGCTCAATTACGGGCATCACAGACTTAGCAGTAGCTGATGGAGGTACGGGTGCTTCTACTGCGGCTGGTGGTCTAAATAACCTATTGCCTAGCCAAACAGGTAACGCTAACAAGTATCTTCAGACTGATGGCACTAATGCAACATGGGATGCGGTCACTCTTTCTACTGCTGACATTACAGGCACTCTACCCGTTTTAAATGGTGGTACAGGTGTAACGACAAGCACAGGAACAACCAATGTAGTGTTGTCAAACTCGCCAACACTGGTGACCCCTGCATTGGGAACACCGAGTGCGGCTGTCTTAACGAATGCTACGGGTCTGCCTATTGCTACAGGCGTGAGTGGTTTGGGTACAGGTGTAGCGACTCTTTTGGCAACACCCTCTAGTGCCAATTTAGCCTCTGCAATAACTGATGAAACTGGTACTGGCTCATTGGTGTTTGCTACCTCTCCTACCCTAGTCACACCTATCCTTGGAACACCCACAAGTGGCACTTTAACCAACGCTACAGGTCTTCCTATCGCTACAGGTGTATCAGGTTTAGGAACTGGTGTAGCAACTTTTCTAGCGACACCATCAAGTGCAAACTTAGCGGCTGCTTTAACTGATGAAACAGGAACAGGCTCTGCTGTATTTGCGACTTCTCCGACATTGGTGACACCAGTATTGGGAACACCAACAAGCGCAACATTGACTAATGCAACTGGTTTGCCTTTGACAACTGGAGTGACAGGAACACTACCTACTGCAAATGGCGGTACAAACCTAACATCATTCACATCAGGCGGTGTGGTGTACGCATCTAGTTCTAGTGTGTTGGCTACTGGGTCTGCGCTTACTTTTGATGGGACTAGAGCAACAATTGGTGGCGGTGGTGTTTACGACAGCGCAATGTTGTCAATCACAACACCAAGCCAACTCTTCAGCCTTATTGCAGATGGCGGCACAACAAGCAACAAGTCTCGTGGTGGTTTTTATCACCCTAGTTTAAATGTATTTGCGCTAAACGCAGACAGCGCGGCATCTTTGGCATTTACTCTTAACACCTCAGAAGGTATGCGCCTTACCACAACAGGGTTGGGTATTGGTACAAGTAGTCCTACAAACCCATTAACCATTTACAGTTCTTCTGCCCATATTGCTTTACAAAACGCAACCACTGGTGCTGGAGCTAGTGATGGTAGCCGTTTTCAATTATCTGGAAATGACCTGTTTATTGTTAATCGTGAAGCCGCTTCAATTCAACTCTACACAAGCGACACGGAGCGTATGAGGCTAGACTCCTCAGGCAATCTAGGCTTGGGAATGACTCCGAGTGCTTGGAATAGCGGATTTAGAGCCTTGGAGATAAAAAATAGCGCAGGGTTTTTATGTGATGGTGATACAGCGTTTGTTGTAAACAATTGTTATTTCAATTCAAGTAATGCTTGGATATACAAGGCGACTGATTTTGCTACACGCTATCAACAACAACAAGGAACAAACAAGTGGTTCATAGCCCCATCAGGCACAGCAGGAAACGCTATCACCTTTACTCAGGCGATGACTCTGGATGCAAGTGGTAACTTGGGTATTGGGACGACTTCGCCATCTTACAAGTTGGAGGTTAGGAATGATTCGGCTACTGCTTATGACCCATCAACAGTTGCATTTAATACGATACTTAGTATAAATAATCAATCAAACGGAGCGAGTAAAAATGCTCTGATGGCATTTTCCACAGAATCAAATGGCGAGTGGTATATAGGTGGCGTTCAAAATGCTGGAAATACTGCGGCAGATTTTGTTTTCGCAAGCCGTGCTTCTGGCGCAAGAGCAGAACGAGCCAGAATAACGTCAGATGGTAACTTGCTGGTGGGGACTACGAGTCAGTTTCTTAATGAAAAATTGTCAGTTGTAACGGGAAACACAATTGGTCTTGGAGTTAAAACTACTGGTGGGGCTTCTAATTCACCAATTGTTTCTTGGAATGCTACAGATTCAGGCGATGGATTTTTTGCTGCATTTTGTACTGAAACATCTTTAACTGTTAGAGGTTCAATTACCTACAATCGTGCTGGCGGCCTAACTGCTTACAACACAACTTCTGATTACAGAGCAAAAGACATTAGTGGCCCTGTAACTGGTAGCGGTGCATTGATTGATTCTATTCCTGTTTACATGGGCAAGATGAAGGGTGCTACACAAGAACGCCCAATGTTCCTTGCTCACGAAACACCTGTCTACGCACACACTGGTGTGAAAGACGCAGTAGATGCAGATGGAAATCCTGTTTATCAGCAAATGGATGCCTCTGCCCTTATCCCTGTAATGTGGGCTGAAATTCAATCACTACGTCAGCGTCTTTCTGCCGCTAATCTTTAAAAGGAAAATATCATGACAAACTGGACAATCTCAACACTTGAGCGTGAAACCTCAAACGGCTTTGTAACAACTGCACACTGGCAAGCCACAGCAGTAGATGGAGACTACACAGCCTCTATTTACTCAACTTGCTCATGGGCTGATGGAACTCCTGTAATTCCATACGAAAATCTCACACAAGAAACTGTATTAGGTTGGATATGGGAAACAGTACCAAAACAAGCCACAGAAGCGGCTCTGGCGCAGAACATTGAACTACAGAAGAATCCTGTGACTGCTACTGGCACACCTTGGGGTCAAGCATGAAATTAGAGTTAGACGTTAACGAGATTAACTTTGTATTGCAGACCTTGGGAAACCTCCCATCGTCTAGTGGCGTATGGCCTCTGATTCTTAAAATAAAAGAACAGGCTGAAGCGCAAGTTCCTAAAGAAGCGGAGTAAACATCATGGCGTTCACAAGTCAACAAATCGTAGATTATTTGCTTGCAAATCCAGGCATGACTGATGCTCAGATTGTTGCGGCTATGGAGACTTTCCAAATTTCTCCTGCTCAAATGGCTGCGGCTGTTGGCTTAGATGAAGGTGCTGTTGTTTCCCGAGTGGCGGCTACTGTTCCCGAAGGTCAAACAATAACCCTTGGAGATACTCGCATTGCGCCTCAATATGAGGTTCGAGGTTCTGGAGAAGATCGGCAAGTTGTTGGGATTGAGAATATCACTGTAGAAAAGACTACGGGCGATATTAACTACAAATCCCCTGTTGGCTCTGAGTTTCAAAATTACTCTCCTACTGGTG